ACGGCTCGTTGCAGTATTTGGCCGTCGAGACTGCCACTTCGTCGTCAATCCAGTCCGCCGGATAGTTGAGCGCACGCTCACTCGTCAGCAAGAAGCGCACGTGTTCCACCGGATTGTCTGACCAGTCGCTGTCATCGAAACAGGCCCCGCTTAGTGTCGGCGTCGGCTGCCACAACACCACCGCCGCCAGCGTGGGCGCGGGATCGCCGGTGTCTGGATTGTTTCCCTCAATCGTGGCCTCGACATAGGCCCGATGGGAGTAATACTCATCGCCGAGAAGCGCACTGTCCGTCTGCTGATCCGGGTCATAGCCATAGTCTCCCCGGTGTTCGTATTTCGTCTGAAACGTCGTGGCCCAGCCTGCCGTGGTGTTGCGAACGTCCGCAAAGACTTGGGTGGGACTGGCCTCGCTGACCGGCCCTTCACCGGCGATAAAATGCCCGTAGAGATATTCACCGGTGTCAGCGTACAGAATTGGCGTCAGGTCGATCTGTGTCCGACCGAGGCCCATCGGTACAGACTGGCCAATGGGAATATTGTCAGAGCTTGACCACTGCTTCGTCGCGCGGCGACTGCCCAACATCGCCATCATCCCCGAGGGTCGGGAATTGACCTTGAACGAGCCTATGACCGCACGATACCTGAAGCCCTGGAAGGCCTTGTGATTGCCGTACTCAAAGCACTGCGACCACGATTTATTGCAGACGCTGGCTTCCTGATAGGTGGCCGTTTTCTCGGTCAACGTCTGACCGGCAAGGCATTCGGCCCCCTTGAATTTCAAGGGACATTTAAGGTCAAACTTGCTGAACGGAATCTCGTTCTCAATCGTTCCCAAGTCCTGCTTGGCCGTCAGCGTAATCTGCGCGTTCTCGATATCTCCCGGCTTCTCGCACCTGCCGACAAACAGCACCACCGAATCGTCTGACAGCGACCGACTCACCATCCGAATGACCACGCGATACCCTTCCAGCGTGATCGAGGACAACCAGTCAGAAACCGTGCGATCGACGTTGCTCAAGGTGATATTGACCGAATTGAATTTCTCGGTCATATATCGCGACACATCGCCCCGGCTGATGGCCTGCTGCTCATACTCCCAGCCATACCAGACCAGCGACGAAGCCGCGAATCGCCGTTCAGCATTGCCGGGGATCAGATCGGTAGTGCCAGGCGGATAAAACTCGAACAGGTCGACCGGCGCCAGGTCGCGCTGTGACGCGGTGAGGATTTGATAAAGCGGAGTCGATACGTTTTGCATAACTTACGCCGGATATTTGACGATCGTGGCTCGTCGATTTTGTGACCAGTAACGAGTGTGAGGACTCAACGTGTAGGAGCCATATCGACAACCCGTAATCACCTCGTCGGTGTGGGGATTGGTGACGCTGAACGTCAGGCCACCCGAGGTCGAGTCATAGTGGGCATCGAGGAGCGCAGCCTCGGCCACGCTCAGGCCGTCCCATTCCACCTCAAACATTCTGACCTGCGCCGTTTGTCTCGTGTCGCTTTCCGATGAGCCGTCGGCATAGTTGGCCGAATACTCATTCCACTGGCTGACAACCTCCTGAAATCGCGTGGCGATCGGTGCGCCTGCCGTCGGTGGCTGCGGTAGTGCCGTCGGTGTCGGAATCGTCCACGTTGCCGCGCAGCCCGTACCAAATGACGGCCCCTCGGCGATGGCACCGCTCCCCACCCCCACCGCTGGCCCTGTCACGATCTCAGGGTTGATGATCTGCATATTGTGGCAGGCAAACCCGATGATCGGCTGGAGGCCATCGACCGGCGCAATCAGGCTTCGATAGATCAGCGTACAGTCAACGAAATAGCGCACCACGCCGCCCAGATTCTGGATCCTGATCACCTGCCCGTCGTTTGTCCAGATGCCGTCAGCCCACGCCTTGGCCGTCGAACTGCCCTCATAGACATAAACCGTGTTGGCCGGGTGTGGCGGAACGACGTTGGTCAAAGTCTCGGTCGAAACGTGCAAGCAGTGCGCCCATTGCGTGTAGTTGAGCGTCTCAACCATCGTCAGGCCGATAAACGCTCTCCCGTTCGGATTGCGGCCAGAGAGCTGAACGCGAAACTCCCAGTTCTCATTGTTGCTCAGGTACTGATTAAACGCAGCCGCCCCGGCATCTGGCGCACCGCCGGAATTCGCAAAGCACGAATCCACGCCGCCATTATTGGCCGTCACCGTGCTGCCGCTGATCGTGACGTTTGCCAGACTGTACCACCCCGGACGCTCAATCGCCATTATGCCAACCTCTCAAGTACTACCGTCGCCCCGTTGACCCAAGCTCGCGACCGGCTGTCAAACGACATCGACACCAGCCGCACCCCGGTATAGGTGACATTATCACGCCGATGGTAGAAATTGAACGTGACGCTTTTGCCCCGCACGGCATTGTAGAAGTTGAGCAAGGTTTGGGCCTCCGCCGCCGACAACCCCTCATACTGAAGCGACCACCGACGGATTCCGCACGGCTGGACGTTCACATCAACCGACCCGTCCTCAAACTCGTACAGCGTGGACTGGTATTGGATCGGCTCATCAATCAGCCGCGAGATATACACGCTGGCCGGATAGATCAGCGCAATGGTGGGTTTGCCGATGCCACGTGTGGATTGGATCGACGGAACGTAGATCTCACGCAGGCTGCGCAGGAGTGCCGGACTGCCGACCGCGCTTGTTGAAGCAATCCCAGACTCTACGCGAAGAATTGCGCCATTCGCAATCGCGGGATCACCAAACGTGACCGTTGAAGCAATACCTGGCGTCTGAATGATCGGGATGCGTGGCGATCCGACCGCGCTTGTTGACGCGATCCCCGCCGCCATGATCACCGGGACTTGTGGCGTGCCAACCGTCGTCGTCGAGGTAATACTCGTCGGATAGACCAGAGCCGCGCCAGAGCTGACAATCGGCGACCCGAAAGCCAGCGTCGAGGCAATGCCAGTCGGCACAACCGGGGGAGGGTGGGCCACGATCGTTGGTGAGCCAATGCCGACCGTTGAGGCAATGCCCGTCGGCAGAATGCCCAACGAATACGTGATCACCAGCTTGGGGTCAAACGACGTGCCGCTCTGGTCAGCCGAGTAGAGCAGTGCAATCGAGGTATTGCTGGGAATCGTAACGCCACTTTCCCGGCTGTGGCGAATCGCGAACTTGGCGTAACCCGTCGAGCGATTCTTGATGTAGTCGCGCCCCGACTCGTTGAAGGTCAAATCTTCATAGCTGCCCGTCGGCCAGCCTGACAACGCACGGCTGGCAAACTGGGTAGAGAAGAAGGCCGACCAGTCACCCGAGGTCAGATCCGTCGAGCCATCGGTAATCGAGGACTCGAACACTTGCAAGCTGAACGTGCTGGCGTTCTGCACCGATTCCAGCACCACCGACAAGACCGCCGCACTGATGAAAAGGTTGGTGTCTGGCAGGGAGGAGACATCGAATTTCAGAAAGCCACGACTGATGTAGTAGACATATGGATCGCCGGACGTGCCTGCGCCCGTCCTCGATGCCTCGATTGATAGCCGGGTGGCCGTGACATCGGTGAAGAGATTTGATCCGGCCTGAGCGGTCGAGTATACCGAATCGCTTGACGAGACGACGCCATCAAACGCTTGCACGGCTCCCGGCGATGTGTAGCGGGTCAGCGTGTCGAAACCGAATGACAGTTCCGGCGCGTACCGATCCGCCACCAGCTCATCAAACCAGTGCATCCCCCACCAGATCGGCTTGTAGGCTTCGTAAATCCGATGGCTATGTCGTGGGTAGGAGTAGATCTCTGCGACGCGCTGACCGTTATCCTGGCGATAATGCGCGGCATCTGGCGTGAGCTTTTCAACGGGCAGGTCGTCCCGCAGGGTCAGCGCAGCGCGAAACCGCCGCCCAAGAAGCGGAGCGTTCGCCAAGCGCAGCAAAGCGGACTGGTGCTTGTGGAACCAATCCGCGTCAAATGCTCGCCAATGCTGCTGGTGTTCTGCCAATGCTCACCCCGTTACAGTGCGAAGATTTTGGACGAGCCGTTATCCCAGCTCACCGTGATATCGCCACCGTTTGGCGTGACTGGCAGGCCTGAGGTTGCTGACCCGATCACGGCGATCAGTGGCCACGTGCTATTAGCAGCCGTGGCGATCTCCTTGTAAAGCACCAGTCTTTGCACCTGTGCGGTTGACGTGACGCTGGTAAACGTGACATCAGTGGCATCGAAGACGCCACCGGTGATGCTCTTCCCCGTCAAAGTTGCCGTTGCAATCACTCCCGCCACGCTGGAGAAAAACTGATCGCCCGTTGCCGCAGTGACAGGGCTATAGGCGCTGCTGACCAGTGCCACCTTGATTGTGTCCGTATCAAGATCTACGGACGGATTCTGGCTCAACAGAGACTCTTTAAACTTGCCGTAAAGAAAGTTACTCATATCTAAAACTCTCCCAGAAGATCACGGCGAAGCATTCCGCGCATTTCGCCATTAGACTTGTAATCCTGAATTACCTTTGACACCATCACCCCCGGTTCCGTCTCGGCCCGGATTATGATCACTTGCGGCTCGGAACTTCTGCGGCCACCCTGCTCACGAATCATCGCGCCACCTGCGCCACGATCCTGCGCCAGGAATTGACCGCCTTCGCCACCTCCGCCCGGCCCTATCGCAGCCATACCGACCGAGGCAGCAGCGGCAACACCAGCCACAACGCCATAGAACTTGGCCGCAGTGAAATGCTTTGCTGCCACGGTTGGCATACCCAAGGCCAACGCGGCGAATCCCTCCGCGACCTCGAAAATCGCCTTGACCGCCGCTTGTGACACCAACGACGCAATGATTGACGCGGCCATCGCCTTGAACGCCTGACCGCCGATCCGGCCCGTCAAGATGAAGCCCTGAATGATGTTTTGCAGGCCGTTGGCGATGCCGCCAAACACGTCTTGCATCATCGTTCCGAAGTTGCCCATTTGCTGGCTCACGGTGCCGAGTGCGCTGCTTGCGCTGGCCCCGAGCTGCTCGAAGATACTGCCGCCACGATCCGCCGCAGCCTGACCAGCAGGGCCAAAGATGTTGAGCGGTGAACTTGGGTCAGCCTCTTGGGCTGCTCGACGACGCGCCGCCGATGCTTGGATCTGCGCATCAATCCGCGCCAGGTTGTCCTCGTATGCCTGCGCCCACGCGTCGAGATATTCCT